ATAGATAAGGGTCGTTGGGAAAGCCATCGCCTTAAAGGATGGCACTAGCCTCAGAAAATCTTTTACATTCTGAGGCATTTTTATTTAAGGAGGTTCAAATGGACGGAACTGAAGGAAAGAAGGACGCTCTCGAGCATAAGGCTGGACAGTCTCTAACTGCCGGACAGGAAACTCCAGAAGACCAAGCCAAGACTTACACAGAGGAGGAGATTGAGGAGATCAAGGCGAAAGCTGCTCAAGATGCCCGAGTTGCTGCCGGCAGGGATGCCAAAAGCCTAGAGACTAGGGAAGCTGCTCTCAATGCCCGAGAGGAAGCTATCAAAGCAGAGGAAGCCAAGATAGACGAAATCAGAAGGCAAAGAGATGCGGCGGAACTAGCAGATGCTAGGGGTGACCCTGACAAAATGGCTGCATACCAGGCTAAAAAGAACCGTGAACAGGAAGATACGGACCTGAAAGCCCAAAGGGGTGCTATTAAAAAGGAGCGCGAGGCACTTGACCGCGACAAGGCTGAACACGAGGCAGAGATTAAGGCTGCACGGGAAACGCAACTGGAAATCGAAATCTGGAAAATTGCAAAGGCAGAAGGCGTTGACCCGGTAGAACTCAAAGACACGATGGAGGACCTTAAATTGACGACTGTTGAGCAAGCCAAAGGACTCGCCAAACGGCTGAATAAAAAGCCTGGTGATGAAGCTGTTGAAAAGAAATCAACTCACGATTCTCTGTTAACTTCTGGCTCTAAAGGAACTCAGGAAGGGAAAACCGCAAGACAAATCTATGCGGATAACTTCCGAAGCAAAAAGAAGTAAAACAGGAGGAAAACCAAATGATTACCGGATATTTTGCCAGCACTACCGAGATGGTAAAGCTGGTGCAATCCAAGTTACTGCCTGGCATCGTTCAGGAGATATTTGAGGTTGGGCAGCTCATACCCATGCTGCCGATTACTACTATTGACTCATATACCCTGAAGTGGAACCGGGAGGGAACACTCCCTGGTGTCTCTGCTAAGAGCAAGGGTGAGCAATACGGCTGGAAGGAAGTCGCTACTTATGGACAGGGGGAATTGGCGCTGAAGGAATTTGGCGACCAGTGGGCATTGGTCGCAGCAGCCCAGGAAACATACAAAGACCCCAACGACTACCGGGCAGCTATACAGTCCCAGATCATAAAGGGGGCTCTCAGGACTATCGAGGACAAGCTCATTTATGGCGATAAAACCACTTACCCGAAAGAGTTCGATGGTCTGGACAAGCTGTGTCCTGCTGTTGGCACACACACCTTCGCCGCCGGTTATCAGGATTGCGACCAGGGCGGTGGGACCATAGGTCTTAGTATTGTCAACTTACTAGGGCTTATCCATGCCTGCAAACCGCGTCCTGACTTTCTCTTGATGCCCCAAGAGATAGTTGACCAGCTATTCATTCACGCTATGGGCAAGGCTGGAGCTATCATAATGGCTCGTAGCCCTAGCGAGTTTGGAACACTGATTGCAAGCGTCAATGGTGTCCCCATTGTCCCATCGGACTACCTGGCAGATGAGAATGACAACACCGGTGGGAAGCTGGGTTCTGGAAACCTGGTAAGCATCTACGCTATCAGGAAGGGTTCAATCGAAGATGGCGGAGTTAGCCTTGCTGTCGGTGGCGAAACCGGCGGGCAGGACTTCTTCGAGATTGACCACTTTGAGAAGCTGCAGAACTACAACGCTGAGGGTATTCGGGCATACTGCTATGTAGCCTTAGCGAAGGGTAGCACCAAGTCTATATCCCGGGTTCACAGCATCAACAAGACCAAAGCCATAGACGCAACAAGTTAATGCTTAGGGGGCTGTGCTCAAACAGCCCCAAAAATCTAAACAGGAGGACACAAATGACGGACTTATATACTTCTGGAATTACATCTCATGTCCGCAAAGGCACCATAAAGATTTCCAAGAGTAACTTCAACGCCAATGCCCTATTAGGTGGTGTGGAGAACCCCGAAGATGTGGATATTCTCATTGATAGGGTAGTAGCCGACATTAAAACGGCAGCAGAGGCAGCGTGTAACCTTGAGGTTGGCCTGGGGGATAACGCTATTGATAACAGCCTAAATGCCACGATAATGTTCCTTGAGACCAATGCCATGAACATTGGTATTGCGACTGGACCGGCGGCAGCGATTAACGCCAACTGCAAAGTGGCAGCTCAAAACGCCAATCATAATGCCACTAACTCTTGGATTTTGATTGGTTCAAGTGCCATAGCTAATGCCGATGACCTTGTGGCCGATGTCTATGTGGACTACATAATTCCGTAACTCGGCTCGTAAATAACGAGTCACGAAAAGGGGGCTGCTATGTTAGATTTCATACTTTATACCTGCTCTTATGGGCTGGTTACAGACCATACAGTAATTTCCGTTGAGAGACTACACAATACAAACTATAGATTTGAGTGGTGGTTTCAGACAGGGGATGCTTTGATAAGCAGGAGTCGAAGCGTAGCAGCCTACCAATTCTTGAAGAAAAACCGAGCACCTTATCTGATATTCCTAGACGGAGACATTTTATTCACACCCGGAGATATCGAGAAGTTACTGGATGCTCTGAGTAGCGGACTAGATGTAGTGGGTGGGCTATACCCGGTAAGAGGAGGCACCTTCCTAGCTCAAAGAGGATGGAACGGGCATTTTCACATATCAGGCAACTTAGAGGAAGTGCAGTTCGTCTCAACGGGCTTTTTAGGTATCAGCCGTAACATCTTAGAAAAGATTACTCAGGATATGCCAGTTCTCAACGAGGGGAGCTGGTCGGAGTGTTATCCCATATTTGAGGTTGGTAGGTATGAAAATATCTACATCTCAGAGGATTGGGACTTCTGTAACAAGGCCAGACAGGCCGGAGCGAAGGTTTATGCACATACCGGGATTCAGCTTCAACACCTGAAGGAAAAGGTTTACACCACTCAGGAAGCTATTGAGAAAATGACTTGGAAGCCAGAGAGTCCCGATTTATGGAATGACTTAGCTGAATATCTGGGGAAGGAGCCGAAGGAACTTGTCCCTCAAGCCATAGCAACAAAGCAACTAGGCGATAGTTGGAAGGAATGGCAAGGAACGCCTGAGGACTTCTACAAAGACCCAGAGATAGGCCAGCTTTATCTCTATGACTTAGTAGGGTTCAACTCCGCAAAGTTCTACAAAGAGCAACGCATGGCTGGCATCAAGAACGCTGAGCATCTGAATATCCTTGATGTGGGCTGTGGCATAGGGACGGCGCTAATTGAACTCTCCTGGAAGAACAAAATGCTCTTAGGCTATGACATAAGCGAGACAGCCTTAGACTTCGCCCGGTTTAGAGCCACTAAAACAGGGGCAAGGAACGTGAGCTTTACCAGCGAATTTCCTCAAGACCTGAGCAAGTTTGACCTCGTTATCGCCATAGACACCTTAGAGCATATCGAAGACCTGGGAGACTTCCTGTTAAAGCTAGGTAAGGGAATGAAGGAAGGTGCGAGACTCTATCACTTCGATTGTTTCTGGGAACACGAAATAAGCCCAATGCACTTCGACCACAGTAAACACATAAACGATTGGTTGAAGGAAGCGAACCTGGTTATTTTCGACAATCACTGGTGCGTTAAAGGAGGTTAATTATGCCAAAAAGTGAAAATCAACAGACTCTTGCTTGCATTGCCCTTGATATAAAGCGTGGGGAAACCCCAAGGTCATACAGCGCTCAGGCTGCAAAGATGGCTGACTCAATGAGCGAGGAGAAATTAAGCGAGTGGTGCAAGGGACCGCTTGAAAAGGAGTAACTATGGCTAAAGGAATTCCTCGTAGAGATGGCTCTGGCAGGGGAGTCAGAGCGAATAGAGGAAGAGGCGGGTGTAAGACAACTCGCAGCAAAGGGCGAGGTAGGTGAAATATGGCTAAAGACCGCGATGCAATAAAGACTATAGTTCGGCAGCTTCTCCACGATGATATTCCATCTTCGGGAGAAACACCTGACTTCAAGC